AGCCTGGGCTTCGGGCAATGCCCCCAGTCTCCTGGGGGCAAGGCCCTCCGCTTTTCGGCGAGCGCAACACTGTTATCGCAATGGCTCTTTATCCACTACTTCTGCATATTACTATGCAGTTCAGACTATATCTTCATTGTTTAATGTTGGGCGTTCGTGGGAGAATTACTGTCCGTTCTGGACTCGTCTCCTAGTCGTTGCACCTTCCAAAGCATTCCTGCTAAGGCTTGGCTCAGGATTGTCCCCAATGGGAGTTTCCCTGAATTAACCCAATAAGGCCCTTTCGGTAACTGGATGATAATGTTTTTTAATAAATAAATGGGAAATAATAAATGTCCACTTGGTTCACTCCTCTTGAACTTGCACCTTGATAAGTCTTGTTGCCAGCACCGTGATCTCCTGCTCTTCGGTAACCAGCCCAGCACCAAGCAATAACGCACAAATTCCAAGTGTAGTCAAGTGCTTGTAGCTTTGCTAATGTTGTTGATTTTGATGTTAAGTCAGATGCGATATCACTTGATATTGTTGTTAACTCGCTAGAACTTGGGTTCCAATGAAAACTGCTATCCGATGCCCCTGGCTCCCATCCGCAGGTCATACCCGCAAATGGGTGCCCGCCAAAATCATTTGAGTATCTCATGCCTTTGCTGGTGTATTGAGAATACTGCACTTTTGAAACTGGATCAAACCTGTATCTATTTATCGCTTGAGTTAAATCATAATTCCTGCTGCCGTGCAACGGTCTTGTTTCAACGATGTTGGACTTTCCCGTATCGGAACTGTTACCGTATCCTACTATACCCCCAAGGTCACCGAACCTGTTTGTAACGTGGCAAGTATCTCTATTTCCTATGTTGGGAATGTCAGTTAAATCAATGTCGCTCCATCTAAGCATCCTGGTGCAGTAATGCATATACTTATTACTACCACTAGAATTAGCACCAGTGCGATAGGTTCCTAAAATAGAGGCAGTGCCTTCAAATGGATTGTCTTGAGGGCCACTTCTTGGGACACCTTGAGGCAAACCTTCTACGTAGGGTGCAGTAAACTTTGCACCTCTGGCTGGATCAACAACAGAATCAAACGTATCTATATTCCAAATAGCCACTATACAGTTGTTGGTTCACCATTCATAAGAACCTCTGCTTGTTTTAATTGGTTGCTACTACAAATTAAAATGCTTTGAAAAGCTCCATTATTACCATCTGAAGCACTACTACCTCCAATCGTATCAATCCCTGCCTCTTCGGTTGATACGTCCTGACTTGTTTGATTTCTTTTGGGCTGACTATAGTTGTCGGTAGATATGTCATATACACCCCCCTTTTGATTTCCTCCAGCACTTGAAGAAACCGTTAAGTGCAAGCGTAGCTTCTTCAGCGGCTTTCTTTATTTCTCTTCTTTGACTGGTGCTTGTTGCCTGATTAAGTGCTTGCCTACGTTGTTTTTTTATTTCTCTTTCTTGGGCACGACGCTCCCTTGTGGCTCGCTCAGTAGCAAAGCGTTCTTCCTTTTCGCCTTCAGTTTCGTCTCCGTATGCCATTATTGAGCAGGGATGGTCGAGGTAATAATAGTTTTCTTGTAATACGTGTTACCGTCAACATCTGAGAAAGCTGGTCTTAGATCAACATCAAGTGTAAACTTAACTCCAGCAGGGTCAGTTGGTCCTCCAGATACTTGCCATTCTATATGGAGTGCTAGCAAATATCCTTTTGCCATTTACTATAGTTTCTCGTTCCAGTAGTTATCGCTAATCTCCATTTATAGCCGAGCCTAGTAGTGAGCCATTATTTGGGTTTGTAGTTACAATGTCTTTTGCTAAATGTAATGCAGATTTAGCGGTAAATTACAACAACACCAAGGTGCGACCATATAATATTGCCACTCGGTCCTTCAAGTAGCACTACACGCAAAAAGCGTCCGGGGACTTACAGAAGTATCTAAAGCTGTGTTAATTCTGTATCCACGAAGTCCTTTGGTTTCAGAAAATGGCGAGTAGTTCCAAGCAATTCCACTCATATAGGTGCTGGCCCACTCGGTTGGATTCCACAGTGCAGTTGCTGCTCCACCCGCATCTCCATCATTAAAAGTAAAATCACCAGCAACAATATCTGCTGAGGTTTGAAATATAACACTTACCCTAGATTCAATTTTAGCTTGAACAGGAGGCTCTATGTTGAAGTTATATAAATTTGTAACAAGCACTTCCACGTATCTACAATATTACATCACCAACTATAGAAACCACCCCAGGGTAAGTAAAGTCAACCATCCTGTTGTATTGATGCACAGTATTTGCACCACCGTGAACAATGCTTTGTCCAGAAGAATCCTGTAAGGTAGTAACGGATATTGTTTTTAGACCAGCAAATTCTCCAGTAGTTCTTGCGATAACAGGCCCTACCGTCGTGCCTTCTGTGACTAGGAAAGTGGTGGTAACTTTTATAACACCTTCACTTTCATTGCTTTCGGATACAGACAATGTTCCAGCTTGTATGTAGGTTCTTTTAAACTCTCTGTAACTATCGGTGTCATCAATCTCGTAGGAAGATAAGAAGCAACGAACGGCTGTTTCTGCATCAATCTGATGGTCAATAAAGTCAACGCCAATATCTTTGTCGTCAGTAGGAATATCTGTTCCAGCCTTAGCAATGCTAGTTCTGCTTACTGTTCTAAGCCCATTTTCTTGTAAAATTACTGTGTCATCTTTTACTTGAACAAAAGTAGCCCCTAGGGTTTGATAGACTAAGGTGACAATGTATAGCTCTCCTTGTGTGCTGGACTGCACAGATACAAGACGCATATCCGTGTAGGCTTCTCCTGTGCGTGGAGCTAGTCCATCAATGGACATCTCTGCGGATTGAAGACTCCCAAAGTCCGGGAAGATACGAGACTTATTTGCACTATACCAGTCTTCACGACGATTGATCGTAGTGCAGCTAACAGTCAGTTGATACCTACCATTTTGTAGTTGCTCAACATTTGGAGTTCCGACTACATTAGCAGTCCCAAGCCTTTCTTGACCAGTAGTTAGCGGACATCTTGCCCTTGCCTCCCTTGATACCAGCACTACGGGCGCAGTAGCTTCTCTTACGGGCAGGTTGATTTTTCTTAATACTCATATTAGCATCACCAAATCGGATTAACTTCTCCTTGCCACCCTCGCAGGCTTTCACAACAAACTTCTTCCCGCCCTGAACTTCACGGCGTGGCACGTTGCACTTCATCTTGGATTTGTCTGCCATTGTTACTTACTTCTTACTTTTGCTTTAGGTGTATTTGCTACTACGGTTTTTCCTCTGGCTCCTGCTGCTTTCTTCTTTCTAGCAGTGCTTGCTCTCTCAGCTTTCGTAAGGCTAAGAGCCTTTCTTTTAGGGAGGCAACGGTCAGGGTTTTTCTTATCCTTCGACGTTCCGCAAGGTCCTTTGATTGATCCATCAGTTCCAATCCTTACCCAGTTCTGCTTTCTCCATTGTTCTAGCTGGCCCATTATTTTCTTTTACGTTTGGCACTCTTAGATTTCTTGGCGTAGTTGGGGTCTTTGCAATACTTGGATGCAGCCATATTAGCATAAGCGGATGGATACGTGTCAAACGTCCGTCTAGCCCAGGCTTTACCTTCCGGGCATATCTTACCTCCACTCTTTGCTTTCTTAGGCATTACTTAACTAGTTTTCTTTGTTTAGACATCTTAGCATCCACGATCTTACGCAAGACCTTTGCTTGTCCAGCGTGAGCCTTGGATGCTTGTTCTAGCTTAGTAGCTACCTCTAGTATCTTGCGGTGCATTACTTGCACTTCTTTCGTTTACCCATTCCCTTCATTCCTTTGGCTTTAACAGCTTTGGATGGGCGACCTACTTTACTTCCGTATGTTCCTTTTCCTTGTGGCATAATATTTATTTGATTTGAGATGAACCAAAGTAGAACCCTACGATGGCTAAGGCAGTTTGCCTAATTTCTGGTAAAATAACAAAGCCCTGCACGGTGTCCCATTTAACGCTCTTGAATAGCCCTAGAAAGCCGTTTGTCTCTCTACCTATGGTTACCCCTACGTCAGTCCACGCAAAGGCAAATGGGGCTATTACAATGGCAAAGATTGTGCATACAACTAGAAACCTACGAACCAACACACCACCATTACGTTTAGCCGCTGCATCAGCAGATGTATCCGCTGCTTTCTGGGACGTAATCATACGCTCAAACTGGCGAGCCTGGCTCTCCATCTGTGTGCCAATGAGCTTCATTACGAAACCACTGATTCCTCCTCCGAGCATTGCTATGAGTTCTGGTGTCATTTTTTCTTCTTGAGTTCTCTGATTACCTTGACCGCAGAGGCAGTCATATAGATGAAGGTTGCTAGGCCTACGCAAAAACCAAGCACTTCGTTAATGGGGGCTAATTCAATTGTAGCGATAAATCCTCCTGTTCCGATTGTTGATTTGTATATAATGTCTTCCATAGCATTTACGCTCTGGACGCAGGGACTCCTTTATTGCTTCAGGGTTATCATTAAATAACTTTTCTTTAAAGGTAATTAAGTTCCCTTCAACTAGGAACAACGGTTCGCTTGAAGCGTCAATCTTCTTGGCTTTTTCGTTTGATATAGATACAGCTTCGTTGCCTTCAGCGATGAACTTAGGCTCATCTTCTGATAAACGAAGGACTCTGCCCTTTGGGTTAATTATTGCATATTTCATAAGTTATTGATCCAGTTGAATTTTTGATTAAGCTGTTCTGATAGAGAACGACCAAGCGTCTCGTGCCAGTCCTTCTTTAAAGGTTTTACTTCTTGTCGAATAACGTGGTCTCCGTAGGGAAAACCAACATCGTATTCTTGGGTGTATTGCTCTACGTTAGAAGTGTTGTGAATAAACGGCTCTTCGCCTAGATACTCCCAGACCCTGTTCATTACTTCCTGAGGGTTTTCCGTTAAGTCCTCTGCGTGAACAAACATAAGCCTGTCACCAAAGCGTTCTTTGGCTTCGTGCAGGCGTTCGATAGCAATTCCAATGGGAGGAGTTTGTAACCAAGCACTTACCCGTTTATCAATTGTTGTCCAGTTTTGCGGATTCTCTTGCTCTGCACCATTGAATACCTCTGGGTGCTGTATGCGTTTCTTCTCCATACTGGACAGAACGCCCCTAATGTCACGAACAGGAACAAGAACCTTAGCGTCCTCCCAAACTTTAAATAGCTGGTCAAGATGACCAACCCAAGAGCGGCACTTGTCCACGACTACTGGTCTGTCCGTGATGCTGTTGAAAGCATTTTCACAGCCAGCCTTAACATAGTCCAGATACATAGGCTCAAGGACATTCTTCATATCCACCGCCTTGGCTTCTTCGGTTTGAAAAACCTGTCGAGCAATGTAGCCTATTTCGTGCAAGGCACTAGTAGGGGTAGCGTGAACCTTTGGGTTCTGTGCAAGTAGATTACAGAGCAGGGTTGAGCAAGCTCTTGGAAGA